GCTCTCTTCAGTCGAACCCTGTGAGCAATAGGGTATTGGCCAGTGAGCAACGAACAGGCGCCGGTAGTATCATTCCCTGTCGGGGAATGCCGGTTTTTGGCCTCCAACTCCGTTAATTTGCGGAGAAGGAAGGGCCAGCCATACGTCTTAGCCATTTGTGGCTTAGACTCTAAGCGATATCCCCTAACCTCGTGCACTTGATAATCAGGTAGCAGCGGATTGCTCCGCCGCCGTCTGATTTTACAACCAAGTGAACGATTCTTAGGAATCGCTCGTTCGTGTCGTCTGACGAACGCGATACAACTAGGATTCTCACCCGAAACGGTGGGAATGGCATCCATCTTTGCGGATCGTAAGATCCACTGGATTTCTGCCTCTAGGAAGAACGCGGTCTCAAACATGTTGCTTCTATAGAATGCATTACTGTATTCTACGTACGAAGCAATCATACTGGGCTCTGGATGTGTACACCATATACTACGTATTTTCGTAGGGGTGACTTGGAAGCCTAAGTAGGCATCCATCCCGCAGGATTCCTTAAAGGGTCCTGCTATACAACACTTACTTGCATTCAGCATTAAGCCAAACTTGGGTAGAGTGTTACTGATACAGCCGTGGTAGATGGCCTCACAGATGATGTCGTCTCCATAAACATGTACTTTGGTTGCCGCTATTCTGAGCGGCAAGTCATGTTTAATGATAATAGCTGCGACCGATATAGCCCAAAAGACGAGCGCTTCGACGGGAAAGCATACTGCACTTCCCATAGGAGCGAACTTCTTGAGTTCAACTATATCGCCATTTGGCAGCAGAGTAGAACCAGTCCTACTTGCGTAGAGATGATCCCACCAGAGCTCTGGAACTAGTGATTTCACTAGTTCACAGCTAACTCTGTCTGATGCCTCCTTCATATCTAAGGTAACTAAGTCTAACGACTTAGAGCCCTTAAGAGCTAAGTTCCGATTGATGTTTTGATCCGTAAAGTTTACGAATCCTTTCGTCAGTCGGTGACTCTCAATAGTGTCAACCAAGACACGCATGAGACTCTGTTGAATCCATTGGTATTCCAATGGCTCACACGATATGAGGCGTGGGCCTCTTGAATCTTTAGGTACTAGAACTACTTTCGCAGTTCCGACTTCAAGATCTTCCAAAGCCTGCAACTCCTGAAAGGAGTCGCAAACATGGGAGAGGTTGCAAAAGAACCATTCATCGAGTTTAAAGACGTCGGTTAGACGTCGATAATTTCTTTTGAATAGGTGCTTATCAGGTAATTTCTCACCTGTCGCAACAGCTCCCGGACCGTGTCGAGGTATGCCGGATCGTGGATCAGCATTAGCAAGAACAAGGCGCATAATACGCTTTGCATGCTTGTGAATGATCCCGTCAACCGAACTAAGGGTCTTAACATCAAAGTTAAGTCCCTTATCAACTTCGACGAAGTCCGCCAAGGTTTTGGCTTCTTGTTCATCGGTGAATGGTAGGTTAAGCTTGTAAAAGCAATAACATACCTGTCGTAGCGATTTAAGTGCTACCGCTACCGCCTCACGGCGGGAGCTCAACTCCTCTTCGCAGAGGAGAGGCTGATGATCTTTATCTAATCCTAGACTTATAGCAGACACCTGTAAAGGTGAATACATTTCGTAGAGGATGTGCGAACCAGGATACTTACCGTCAGGTAAGTTTTCATAGAACGCATTAACATATTCTGGATCAGACGCTTCAATAATGCTCGGAAGAGCATCGAGAAGTTCTTGATCTGAATATACGATATCGTCATCAGTCGCAGTTTTTACTGCGTCCATTACTGCCTTACTTGTAAAGTAATTGCAGTAGTCGGAATACCAGGTAGCAAACCATGGCACCCCGTCAGCTCGAAATACAGAGCTGAACAATCCATTCATGAAGCTTGGCAGCTTCATACCAGCTTTCTTGCGAAAGCCGGAAAAATGGACGTCCAACGCCGTTCCATTAGCTAGGGAGACATCAATTGATTTCCCTAGCGAGGGTAGAACTTTTGTAAAGAAGTTCATCCCTTCATTTGAAGCACGAGTTCGAATTAATTCGATGTCTCGTGCGATCTCGTTCTGAGGTAGAATAGCACTTACCAAGTCAAGGTAAATGCGGACTAACGTTTCGGTATAAAAACCGATGTGTTGGCTATTGTGATGTCGCATAATGCGTAATCTCCATAACCATACGTTGCTACATTTCCTTGACTACTGAAACAAACGGATCTCCCTTCTTTCGAAGAAAGACCCGCCTGTTGAATCTTTGCGATTCCAGGTGGCCCTACTTTGTTAGAAGTAACGTGCAACGTTGCACGTACCCGAACAAGCATTAACGAGTCCGTTTAGGACTCACCGGCGAGGATCGCATCGGTTGCACCAGAGGTCATCCAAGTGGATGCCAGGTGGCCAATGAGATCTTTCATTACCGCGGCGGTGAACACCGAAGTTCCCAAAGGAGCTTCGATGGTCAGCCACGCCGAACCTTTCACAGTCCCCAGAAGGGGATCAATGAGGGAACGGTCCCGACGCACAAGGTGTCGGTTGTAAATCACTGAACCACGTTTCGCTTGCTGATGGGAAATCAGAAGCGCATTAGGTTCAGTGAGTGCGGTTGCTTGGACACGTCGGATTGACGATGTCGGGGTAGGGTAGCCACCAAGTACGAATACAAGGTTGGCTGCGGTTCCACCATAGGAACCAGGATTCAGTGTCAGATCGTTAGCAATCATAGGTTGTCGTTAGTTGTGAGCCCTTTTTGGTGGCTCGCGGTTGATCTCAGACTAGGTTGTGCGATTTCGGATGCTTCAGTGTAGCTTCTTACTATTCGCATTCAAGAGGGCGCCCGCAAGGGAGAACTCTCTTGGATTGAGACCGCTAGTCTGTATTGCTGTGAGGTAGTTGGGGATACCCAATTTCCTCTCATACACACTCTTCTGACAGATGTCGGTATAACCAAACGGCCAGGATGTATATCCTGTCGTCCACTTATAATCTTCACCTGCCATGTCCATGCGTATGTTGCGTTGGATCTTTGCCGAATGGCAAAAGTCCAATATCTCAGTTTTGAAGCTGATATTATCAGCACGCAGTCTCTCAAGGTATCCCGACACGTTGACTATCCAGTCAACGATGAAGGAAAATGGAATAGCATTCCATAGTATTGCGGGATTCCGCGCTACTCCCAAGAGATCTAAGAAAGCTTTAAGCTTTCCCATAGCAGAGCGAAGCTCTTCAGGCATTTGATAGCGATACCTAACGGTAGCGTAATATCTTATGCCTTCAGTTGCTTCTTGGATAACCTTAACTCGGTACTTACCGAGAAAGGTTCCTACCCAACTCCCCAACGGACCGTCACCAACACCATTGGTGTAGTAGACAGTTTCGGGGGAGTTGGTGCCAGAGATCCAGGTGCCCCAGTAAGATTGCTGGGGTTTCCCTTCTCTCTGCATCAATTCACGATATCGGGCTTCAAAACCCGATATTGTCTGAATGAAGGCGACTATGTCATTAAACAGAGGTCGCCACCCAAACGAGTAGCTCAAGTATGCTCTACTAAGGTTCTTAAGAGGCTTTTCGCTTCTTTCGAACCCAATTAGAGCTTTCATGAGGGTGAACTTTTTAGAAAGTCCACCCGTCATATACTTAACAACCGACTTGAAGTCTTTAAGTTCAAGTAGGAAGTTCACAAGCGAATTTCCCGAGTGAAAACTCGGGAGCATCGTTTGTAATGCCGTAGCAGACAAACTGGCCCATTGCACGGATGCAAGGGACAGGGACACGTCATCGCACCCTTGCTTAAAGCGAGTGTAACGATTGGCGTGAACGTCTTCGGCGAGTCCATAGATATACGTCTTCCAGACCGTTGAGGTACTGGTTGTATTTGTTCTATTGTTCTCG